GATCGCCCCATACCATCTTTAGGTAGTCCTCGGACTTCTTGATGTCGGCCACAGGGTCATTGGAGATGCCCGACTTCTGGGCGGCAAGTTCGGGGTGCATACCAGCGGCAAGCAGCGTCTGGAACGCCTGGGCCTTAGCCTGTACGTTCACAGTCTCGCCGTGGTCGAAGTGAATCTCAAAGTCGGACAGGCTGATGTCCAACAGCCCCCGCCGCCTCAGTATTTCCACGAAAATGCGGTCAAACTGCTTGTTGCTCTCTTTAAACAAGTCCTCGGTGTTCCGCGCCGCGCAATCGGCCTGATACCAACCGCTGTTCGCCAGAACCGCGCTGCCGGTGGTGTCGTAGGTCGTGCCGTGTTCACTGACCAGCGGCATCGCGCAAATCCTGTAAACCTCGTTTTTCAGATGGTCAACAAGAACCTTCGTCTGTGTCTGGTCAAGGGGCTGGGACAGAATCTTGAAGTCGGCTTTGTTCTCACCGATGGACTTCAACACGATCATACCGGCACGCCGAATGTCGTTGCTCGTAGTCCCTTCGGGAAACTCACAGTTCGTAGCAACAGCCAGCGACTGTATAAACTGCTCCACGCCGTCACAGGCGTTGGACACGATGTTGTTGATCTCGTCCAACAGGGGCAACACGCTTTCAAACGCGCCCATGTTGATGCTGTTGTACCGATACTCGATAATCGGGATCAGGCCCAGCGCGTTCGGCTCCACGCTGTCAACATTCACAGCCGTTGCAAGGAACGAACTGTTGACCTGCGTAGTCAGCATCTTGCCCGTCACGCCGCCAGACAGATGATACACGCTATCCTTCGTGTACACATCGAACTTGGCACGGTCATCCACAACCACCATATTCACGCCCATCACAGGCTCATTACCGGGACGGAGGCTGTACACCACGAAAGCGGAGCGAGGGTCAAGCGCGTAACAATGGACAGGCGTTTCGGGGTCATTGTCCCGGTCAGGCTCAATGAGAATCACGCCCTTGCCGACTGTATGGAACCAGTCAACGGCCTTATTATCAGCGGCGTGCTTGTACGAACGATACAGAAACTCATTCAGCTTGTTCACCTTGTCCTGCACGCCCGTATTGCGTGCCACATAGAACGCGGGCTTCGTCAAGAAATACCCGTTTTTGAACGCCACGATCTCATCAGCGTGGTTCTCCTGCACGATGTTGAGAATCTCCGGGCGAACCTCTTTCGTCCTGCGGAGAATCGGCTGCACATTGCGCCGATACCAGTACAGGAAATCCTCTTGCAAAAGGTTCTGAACGTGATACGGCAGCGCCGTGTTCAGCTCCGAAACCACGTTTTCAGCCGTGATTTCGTCGGAGGACGCATAGATGTCCAGCCGCCCGAACAGGTCATTGGAAATAACCTTCATCACGGCGTTTCCCTCATTGTCCATGCGCTATCACCTCCGAATCCAAAATGAAAAGGCCCCAACGTGCGTTATTTGCACATTGGAGCCTTCCCCACTTCCCCGCTGACCTTTCAGCGTGGGGATATATCTTATATCGCGCCTACAGTCTGAAACGCTTTCAGCATTTTCGGAAACTGATAGGCTATCCAATCAACAGTCTGTTCGGGATGTTCCTGCCCTTGAACGTGCCAGACACTATCTCCTGCAAGCCCTGATTCAAACAGAAACGCATGAATAATTTCATGCCGCATTATGCGCTTTCTGTACTCTGAATAATCATCAAGGTTTGAATCAAGTGCTTTTTCACAGACTACAATCTTGTGCGAAGTCTTATCGCAATAGCCGTCACACGTTTTTAGCGTATCATCCTCGGATTCTGGAACATCAAGATAAATGCTGTACTCCGTACCGAGGATGTTTACTTTGCAAGTAGGCACTCGCCCATCGTAATAACTCATTCGACTATCAGCCGCTTCTTCCTCACGGTCTTGATGTTCAGCGTCCCGTCAGGCTTGCGGTAAATCTCCACCTCGAAACCCTTGTTCAGCCATTCATTGATTGCGGCGACCTCTTTCTCAGTCAGCATAAGCCACCTCTATAGTTTTATCTAAGCCTATACTATCACAAAATCCGAACATTGTCAATAGATTTTCGGCTGATTGTTCGTGTTTATATAAAAATCCGAACATTATGAAGCATTATCGCTATTAATGTTCGGATTTATGAATTAAAACGGCCTTTTGACGATCTCGACCTTATTCATACTGAACGATTGGATGAACTCTGCAAGCTGGGCCACGCCGTCAGGGACATCATCGTGCTTATTCTTACCCGCCATCGTGTACCCGCACAAAAACTGCATGAACCGCCGATATTCCTTGTCTTTTTTAATTACAGAATCATCCTTGAACAAGAAATGTTCTTTCACGAACGGCGACGCAACAATGATCTTTGTCTCTTTATTCGCCGTCGTGTACTTCGTCGTTATCTTACAACGCCCGCCAGCTTCCTTGACCTTCTCCTGGACGCTCGTTGCAATCCTTCCCCCAGCCTGATTACTCTCAAACCTCGCCATTTGCACTTGTCTTGAAACAAGTATATCCACTAACCGAGGCTCCACCACATCAGGATTGCCATTATCGCATATCACGCCATCGATATAGAAATCAGGCCCATACTGATAGGCCACGGGCATACAGAAATAGTCCGCGCCCCTGTCCTTCGTGTCACACACAGCAAGTATAGCATCTGGTTCGCCGTCAGGAAGTTCAAAATACCTACGCAGTTCATCAGCCGAATATAAAAGACCCTCCCTTTCCACGGGAACCGACATATACAGCGCACGCCAGTTCACATCGTCCATGATCTCGCGCTGCTCATGATAGAACTTCGTGCTGAATCCAACGTCATACGGATAGTCAAAGTTGCTTTCGTCGTTCTCGTCAACGGCGGGCATCACTATGAACCGCGCCCTGTCATTGTCCCCGTACTCCATCTCTAACCGCCCGATGCAATCCGCGACGCTCCACCTGGTCGCTATGTGTAATTCCTTGCACCTTGCGCCTATTTTCCTCTGTCGCAGGTCAGTATTGTATATCTCCCACAGCTTGTCTAACCGCTCCCGCGACATTGCAACCTCGATACCAGACACAAGGTCATCACAATACAACAACGTCTGCGCCCTGTACAGACCCGCATTACCAGTACCTATCGACGTGAACTCCAATGTCTCAAACCTCTTGCGTTTCCCAAGGTCTATCCTACAGTCCTTCGCGTTCGTGCTGCTCACTTGTACGTCAGGAAACACGTCATGCCACAGGTATTCACCGTTCGCATCCATGATCCGCAGACATTCGTCATACGCACCGCGCACCCACGAATTGCTATGACTGCCCGTCAGCATCGGCGCATCAGGATATTTCCCCGCCAACCATGTCAGGTAGAATATCGCAAGCGTACTCTTGCCCGTCCCAGGCGGCATCGAAATAGCCAACAAGTCCAGCTTGTCATCAGCCAAGTCCTGCAATGCGTCCACTACCTGTTTCAGCACTTTCCTTCTCGGCGCATAAAACTTCTTAGACGGCTCCCGGTTCCACTCCACATACTGCAAGAAACTGTCAAAGTCATATGGCGCAGCAGCCAGCAACACCTTCTTGTGAAGCGCGTACAACAGGCCCATCTCAGACTTGTTTACCGTCGCCATCGTCGGCATTGCCTCTGAAATCGTATCAGACAGCCATACAAGCCGCTCCACGCCGTCAAGAGTATTCTCTTTCATCAGCAGTCTACACGCGCTGTAATAGCCCTCGTAGGCCCTGTACGCGTATGGCTCTTTTTTTATCTTTTCGCCCAATTCGGAAATAAGGCTCTGAATGTCCATATCTACCTCCGTTATTTGCGCTGATATTATATTCACAAACCCAATTCTCGTCAACCTTCTTCTCCCCAACCTTGTAAAAACTCTTTCCCCGCGTAAAAAGTCGTGAAAGCTCGCAAAGTGTTATGTGTGTGGGGGGATTCTGTCCCCCCCACACTTAACATAACGCTTTGGCATTTCTGCGTTTTGTAAAAAGTAAAAAATATATAAGGGTTTTTACTTTTTACAAGGTCAATTATGACTGAAATTCGACAGCAGTATTTGTGTCTTGTTATGGGTTTATTATGCGATTTTAGGACGTTTTCGCCGCTGCCAGTGGTCGATTTATACCCCGTTTTTTCTTCTCGCGGGTGGTGAAATACTAACCCGGCCCTGGTCCATGCCCCGCCCCTATTCCCCCTCCGGTGTCAAGCAGAATAGCTTGACATATCCATATCTTTTCGTAAAAGCATTCTTTCGCGCATAGATACAGCCTATTTCAATAGCCTATGCCTATATCCATAGCATATCCTATAGCCTATGCCTATTATACAGCTGATATACAGCGGATATACAGTATCCAGGCGCAAAAGATACCGAACATTGTGTTCGATAACGTACAGAATGTTTGAGTTTTTGGCAGGAGTAGAACGTCGTAAGAGTTACCCTGTCCCCCATACACGGACACACTACCTATTATGCCCGTCCAGTACGGACACAGCCTATATAAATACTATCTATGGTGTACATACATACACCTATAGCATAGACTGATAGTATATAAATACTACCTATGGTGTAGATAAATAGAATAGCTGTACAGGCCCCGGAAGCGCCCTTGCAAGCCCTGGACGCTGTACACGGGGGAATTATCGCCCTTCAAATTAAAACGGCTATACGGGGCATTGTAGGCGGTTTAGCAGAGGTTGCAATACATTGGACAATGAAAAGCCCCCGGACATTATCCGAGGGCGGTTGCTATTCGTCGGTTGTATGATCGGGCGGGGCGGGTTTATCGCCGGGTGTATATCGCATTATGTCCGAGGGTTTACAGCGCAGGTAATTACAAAGATCGTTAATAGTATCCGTTGAAATGCTTTTCCCGGCCTTCATTCGCGTTAGCGTGCCGCTGCCGACAACTTTATCACGTTGCAGGGCATAACCTGTTTTCCCGCGCTTTTCAAGCGTTTTGTAAAACGGTTCAAAGTCTATCATGCCTCATCACCTCCATATATAATGATAGCATATATTTGCTTGAAATGTCAAGCCAAAATTTGCATTGACATATTGCACAAATACCATAGCTAATATTTGTTATATATTTAGTCCTATTTCATGCAAATAATTGCTTGACAATATAGCAAGTATTTGCTATAATAATAACTGTCAAGAGGACATAAACACATCGACATTTTAGAGGAGGTTAAAACTATGGATAATGTGAAGGTTGTTTTTCAAGTCAAGCAGGGCCGCGAATTTGTGACGACGTGGCAATCCGACGATCCGGCCGAGGTTTACAAGAGGCTGTCAAACGTGCTTGTGTCAAAAAAG